GGGGGGCGCAACTACTTGGGGCGGTTGACCGTCGACGGCATCCGCAAGAAAATACAGCGGCAATTTCGTGAAGCGGGGTTGGAGGGGTTTCAGCTACACGAGCTGCGCCATAGTTTCGCCACTGACGTACGTAAGCGTGGTGCTGACGTCGATGTAGTGCGGAGATTATTGCGGCATTCGAGCCTACAAGTAACGCAGCGGTATTTACATAATTTGGACGGCGATATGTGTGAGATTTGGGACGAAATCAAGAATTATAAGTTGGCGGCAAATGCGCATGCTGGGACGGCTTGTATAAGAGGCGAGATTGTGAATGTTTAGCCGACATATTGACAAAACGCTTTAGGTTTGCTACAATGAAAACATCAAGGTAAGGACAGCAAGGATTGCCGCCATGAGCCTTTCACTTTAACAATCTGGAAATTACGATTTATGAAGTAATTAACAGATTGTTTCTATGGTATAATATTACTATAGAAACTCTCTGTTAATCAGAGAGTTCTTTTTTTTGGACAATTTGGCACTTCGTAAATCACCTTTGCGGTGATTTTTTAGATTAGACCCAATTTCAGAGGGGCGAGCATCGCAAAGGCTCGCCCCTCTTTTGATGGCTTGAATGAGGTCGCTCGATTGTTGTTTGTAGCGGCTTCTAAGAGTTATCAATGATTGAACTTTGCGAAACTTAAGCGGATCGGCCAAAGAAATTATAATAGTGGCGACATAGATAGCTGGCTTCTCGAGGGGATATTTAACTAAGAAAGGAGGCAGCTATTAATGAGGACTCTTTAGAATATGAGCTGACGAAAATTCAGCATCAGAAACCAAGCAAGTCACCGGCACCTGAGCAGCTTGGAGTTACTAAAAAATCTAAACATAAAAAGGAAGAAAAGACTATGAAAAAAATCAACTGGAAAAACGTTATTGAAAGTATTAAAACCATCACCATCGTAGCGCTAATCGCTAGCGTGGTTGGCTTCGGACTGGGGGTGAAGTACCAGGAATCGAAGAATAGCCAGCTGGAAACAAGAATCTCTGAGCAGATTCAACAGTTAAAAGCCGTAAAGTAGCGAGCGAGCGACCGGCGCTACTGAAGCCTAAGGTCGCGGCGGTCGAAGCTCATACATCTGCGTCGCCAAAAGCTGCTGTGGAGGCAGCTGGCGCAGGTGTCTGCGAGGGGTTTCGACCGCTGGTCACTAAATACGACTGGAACGTGGATATCGCTATGGCAGTGATGAAGGCTGAGAGTGGATGCCGGACAAACGCCCTGGGGCGCAATACAAATGGAACGAATGACGCTGGGTTATTCCAGGTCAACTCAATCCACGACACGACAGACAGACGATACCAACCAGAGCGCAATGTGGCGCTCGCTTATAAGATTTATGCGGCACGCAGCAAGTGGGATTCGAGCGGATGGAAGGCGTGGAGCGTATGCCTGAATGGTAAGGTGAAATGCTACTAATTTTAAGGAGAAAGTGAAATGAGTGAAAGTGAGATTTTGGAGAAATTAGAAAACCTAATCGATCCGACATTTCTCGACCGTGCTTTGGCGGGGGAGGCGTAAGTGGAGCGAATAACACTAAGTCATTCGGCTATAATGTGTTTCTTAAATAATCAGATTCAATTCAAGAAACGCTACATTGCCAAGGTGTACGACGAGCCGTCTAGTCCAGCGCTGGTTGTCGGCAAAGCAATGCATAAGATGATTGAGGAGCGACTGAAAGGTCAGTCAATCGAGGTAGCAATACAGTCTGGATTACAGGAAATTGAAAATATTGCTGACTACGAAATCGATTATGGCAAAACTGGCAGCCGCGAGAAAATTATCGACCAATACCAAAAATTATCGACTATCGTTATTAACGAACTACCGACATATGAAGATATACTCGCGATTGAGGATCGTGTCGAGTGCGAGCTGTCAATTCGTAACAAAAAGATTCCGATGAAAGGGTACATCGATGTAGTTCGCGACTTGGGAGACGCGCTGGAAATAATCGACTGGAAAAGCGTTACGTCGTACTCTGACGAAGATATCGAAAACTGGGCATATCTGATTCAATCCTGGATCTACGTGCAGCTGATTGAATTCAAATACAAGAAGCCTGTCAGTCGCGTCGTTTTCAAGGAAATCAAGAAAACTATCAACCGCGACGGCATGCCTCAAATCAAAGATTATGTGCTTGATCGCCACGGCATTGAGGAAGCTAACGATGTAATTGGACGTGTAGTTAAGGCAGTCAGCGACTATGTTGATAATCCAGACGCAACGTACTTCCCGAACCCACGCGACATGATGAACGGCGCGCAGTCGATGCACATTGTAGCGCAGATGGAAGGCGTCAGTGTACGAACAGTTCATACAACAGAACGGCGCGAGAAATTCGCACCAGTCAATACAGTCGTTGCTGAAGATATCGCCAGCGATGATGGTTCGGAAACTGATCTAATAAAGGGGAAATTAGTAGAATTTGGCATCGGCGGACGTGTCGAAAAGGTAATCAAAAGCAATACGGTCGATACGTACATGTTTAGACCAAATCGTGGCGTTAAAATGTCAAAAATCGCTACTATGGGTGACGATTTGTCGCTGGCGCTCGGTTCTGACGCTGTGCGAGTTATCGCGCCAGTCTACGGCACAAAAACTGTCGGCATCGAAGTACCGCACGAGCAGTCATTCCCGACGTTTGACGGCAAAGCCAACAGCCACCAGATACCAATCGGTGTCGACACTATGAACAACGTTGTTTATGACGACATTGCCAAAATGCCACACATGCTGATTGGCGGTCAAACTGGATCTGGCAAATCAGTGTTTATCCGTAACATCATCCAGAGTTTGAATAACTGCGAAGTCGACATTATCGACATGAAAGGCTTAGACTTTGACGATTTAGGTAAAAATACTATCTCAGAAGTCGGCGAGTCTCTAGAGCTAATTCGGCGCTTGGTGGAGTTAATGGATAATCGCTACAAAAACAAGCGAACTAACGCTAAGCGTCGAGTTCTGATTATCGACGAATACGCCGACCTGGTAATGCAAACAGGCAAAGAAAAGCACGAAATTGGAGTCTTCGATGAAAACGGCAAGCTCAAAACTAAAACCACCACGATAGACACCCGTAAACAGCTTGAAACTGACCTGACACGTATTCTGCAAAAAGGTCGTGCGGCTAATATCAACGTCATAATCGCTACGCAGCGACCAAGTGCGGATATTGTCGCACCAATTATCAAAGCTAACTGTCCGGTTAAAGCTTGCCTGAGAGTGGCAACTGCCAAAAACTCGGAGATTATCTTAGATGAGGCTGGTGGTGAGCGCTTACTCGGCAAGGGCGACATGCTCTACCTGGGGTCAGGAATGGTTAAACCGGTGCGAGTGCAGTGTTTCTCGCCGATTGAGAAAGGAAAGAACAAATGAGCGAACAGAGCAGCTTGAAAGTCGCGAAGCCTAGTGTCAAGAAAGAGTATGCTGGCATAGCGAAGTACGTCGGCGACTGGGCTCTGGGGCTCAATAAAGAGAAGGTTCTCGGCAATATTCACCGCAACCTGCTGGGCGTCGATAAGATGGGCAGAATACGACCAATCGAGGATTTAGCCTACTTTATGCTGGTGTGCAGTCAATACAACCTGAATCCCCTGAAGAAAGAAATCTACGCGGTTTATCAGCGGACGAAAGTTAATGGTCAATGGGTTGAAAAGTTAGAACCGATCGTAAGCATTCACGGACTGCGGCAATTAGCGCGCCGCTCGAAAAATCCGACGTACGCCTACACCGGCAAAGCAGTTTTCGACTATAAAGATGCTGAGAAGATTAAGCTGGACTCTGCGACGGTTGAAGTATTTGGTCGATTTGACGGTTCGTTTGAGGCGGTCAAGATTGGCGAGTACACGGCGTATTACGACGAGTTTGCCAAAACGCATGCCAATGATGACGAATACGGCAAGTACCGCGCCGGTGATGTTATGGGGACGTGGAAAACCATGCCGCGAGTAATGTTGGCGAAATGCGCAGAAGCTAACGCTATCCGCTCGATATTCGATATCGGCGGCGTGTACGTCGAGGAAGAAATCGGCAGAACAGAAGAACATTAACAAACCTACATCGCACCCTTTTTGGGTGGCCAGATTCGTATATATAGGGTGGGGCGTCAACCGCAGGAGCTCCTCGCACATTTGAGCCACCCCCAAGACAGTAAAATTACAGTTTTGGTTGCAATTTGTGGCTACCCGATGAGGGTGCGATCGAAGTAATAACAAAGGAGAAATAGTGAGCCAAAAATTAATCATTAGGATACTAATAGAATTACTGTTTGAATATCCATCCAACGAGCTTGACACTATCGCGCTGGACTTGCATTTGAAGGACGAGCCGTTAGCGGAGTTCTGCGATAGATTCGAACTGGGCAATTGGTTTTATGATCAGATGACACTGGCGGACATCGATATTGTCGATGAAGTCTCGGCTATCGCTGATGAACATCGCAAGGCTGAGAGCGAGCAGTTAACGGAAAGCCAGCTGCTACGCCGGGAATTACAGCAACAGGGCGTATAAAAATACTAATTTGAAGAGGAGTAATCAATGGATAGTAAAATGCAAAAAGTGGCAAATATCATAGGATATTTGATCGGCGGGATTTTAGTTTCGCTAGCTGGAATCGCTGTCATAGCTATCTTTGGCAGATTGATATTGTGGATTTTGGGGTTGTAGGATCCGAATGACTAAAAAAGCACTTCGCAAGAAACAACGCCGCAAGCGCAAGAAACTGGAGGCTACGTAATGTCCCTGATGAATTGCACATTCACGGTTCGCTGGAGCGACGAGAAAAACGAACCGCATGCGAAAACCTACGCTACCGAAGATGATGCTAAGAGAGCTAAAAAATGGCTGCTGGAGCATGGCGTTCGGAGCGTAGACATCGCGGTCAAGATAAATAATAAGCCAGCTGGCCGCCTACAGGACAGTGAAAAGCAAGCTGAGGCTGCGGCTGAGCAGAAAGGATTTTGGTGGCAAGAATAACATGGAAGTTTTTGGAGCAACAATTAATTTATGGACATAGATAAAGAAAATGATAATGATTTACGAAGCAGAAATTGAACAAACTGTAATGGGAAAGCTCTTTATTGAAGCCGACAATCTTGAGCAAGCAAAACAAGTCGCCGAGCGATGCGTGCAAGAGGCACAAAACCTCGTAGATGTCGATTTTGACGAGATTTGGGGCTATGACGTTAGAGATGTGTCAGAGTCAGATTCCGCTGGTGATGCAGAGGTTATCAAGGCGGAGGACGTGTTGTGAACTTGGGTAATCTCGATAAAAAAACAAAAGATAAAATATATCAAATGTTGTATGAATATAGAGTTCTTACTCAAGCTGCTCAACTTAATGTTGCCAGGGGTCATACTTCGTATGACGGGCTTGAATGTTATCAATCCGTACTCGACGCAAAAGCAGCAAATGATATTTTTGAAGCCATGAAAGAGCTTAAGTTAAAAACCATTGAGGATTGGTATTATGACTTAATTGACGACACAGAGGAAACAATGGATTTGATGAAGGAAATTATAGCAGAAAGGAAGTCTAATGCGCGAACTAAAAGTTAGGGCTTGGCACAAGCCATATAAACAAATGTGCAATGTTTCGATGTTGCAATTTGATTATGATGGAACTATTTGTGCAGCTGTCATTATAGAGAAGCCTTTCAATGACCAGAGGCTTGCTAAGATAGACGACCTTATTATCGAGCAAGATACAGGATTAAAAGACAGAAACGGTACGAAAATCAACGAAGGCGACGTTCTCGTAGATGACGCAGGCGAGCCTATTGAATACTGGACTGTCAAGCTTTCAGAGGGCGGATTTGTAGGTGAGTGTGCAGGTGTGGTTGAGCCTCTCTTTGAATTAACACAACTAGAAGTCGCTGGTAATATTCACGAGAACCCTGAGTTGTTGGAGGAGAAATGAGACTATATAAGCTACTAAAAGATTTGCCCACCGTTAAAGCTGGGGCAATCTTCAAAGAGAAAATTAAAATCGATGGCACAAGAGTTTTGAAAGCGTGTGAATCAGGCCGTAAACATTCAATTCTTGTTAGAGAGATCGATAATTTTGACGAGTGGTTCGAGCCAACAGACAGTATTAACTGGAATCTTAAATGGAATGATACATATTGGTACATTGACTATTGGGGCAAGGTTAGCTGTCGCAATTACACGGACGCTATCATTGACAGATTGAATATTGACAATGGTAATA